CCACCACCTGTAACAGTAATAGTTGGCAATGAAGTATAACCAGTTCCACCATTGACAATATTAATACCAAGAATTTCAGTTGAATATTCGTCATCATACATATCGTAAATCACACCTGTGGTCCAATTTACACGAGGAATAACAAATGATACATCAGATGGCGTGATGGCTTTCATAGTGATAATATCACCACGAACTATTCTTTCATATGCATAACTATCCACGGGATATGGTGGCGCAGCTTCATCGCTCCATTGCAATGTTTTACCAAGGAAATAGTAATAATTACTACCTCTGGTTGTTACATCCTTGTAAACACCCTCTGCAAGAGTTTTATGCAGGATTGTTTTAATTAGAGAAGATGATGTCGCCATTTAGCAGAACCTTAAACTTAAATTAACTTACTGTCACAACCCATGTCACAGCGATAGTATCACCAGATGCTTTGTTAACAACTGGGAATGTAGTACGGCAAAGCATAGTACCACCTGAAGAAGCATTAAAAACACCTGCTTCAGTAATAGCACCATCACCAGTACCTGCTGGGAATGTAGCAGTATATGTAATTGTGTTTGTAGAAACTGTATTACCTGATAGTGAAACACGACCAGTTTGAGTTCCAAGAGCAGAATCACCAGCACCTGGAGAAGTAGAACCAGTACCAATAGCCATGTGAGTCATTGCTGCTGGACTATTAGTGGTAGTTTTAATCATTGACGATGCAATGAAGTTTTTACCAGTTGTCACAACTAAGTTAGGCACTTCAAAATCTTGTACTGTAACACCTTGTGCATTAGTTTTAACGATGCGAACTTTACCTGTCGCTTTTAGGTTTTCATTTTGTTGAATCATAGGGATCTCCTGTTTAAATTAAGTGAAGGTTTGTTGTAAACCAACGCTGTACTCTTGCGAATAATAATCTTGGGCTTGGTATGAGTTTTTCCAAACCTTTCCTGCTTCGGTTAAAGTACCGATACTCGTATCTTCTACATATTTAGTCGTAGTGTGCACCAAAGATTCTGATATAACTGAGGTATCTGTTAGTGCTTTAGTAGTATTTCTGCTAGTAATAGAATCAGACCAAGTTCCAACGCTGATATCAGCCAATGCTTTACCGATAGAAAGTGTAGCAGTACTATCGGTCATTCCACTATATGTCGTACTCAGTGCTTTACTGAATAACAATACATCGCTATCCGTTGGTGTGCTTATTGCATCTGATAGTACCTTACTGAATGTAAACACATCATTATCTGTTGGTGTGCTTATTGCATCTGATAAAACTTTTGTAAAGGTTAATGTACGACTAGTATCAGTAAATATAAAACTATCTTCAATGCCAATACCAAGAGATTTAACCAAGGATTCTAGAGTAATACTTAAATCAACAGTGTTAGTGATGTTATATTCACCAAACAGTGCCATACCTGCTGGATGCAGCATAGTCTTAACTGCTGATTTATATGAGTCTAGTCTTTCGTCAATTCTAATTACATAGGAAAATGCTTGGTAATATTTACTATCTTGAATAAAGATAGAATCATCTAAGAATCCAGCATTAGAAGTAAAGTATCCTGGATACTTTACAAGAGCACCAAGGTCAACTTCAATAATAGCTGGGTCAGCAGAATCAACTTGAGCATTTCTAAAGTTTAATGAAAATTCACGAATAATAGAACCTGCATATGTACCATCAACATATTCGTATGTAACGAAGTCTCCAAGGTTTACATACCCTTGTTCGTCAAACCCTAAAGTTCTATCACCAATATTTAAATTATCTCCAGACCTACTAGATGATGCACTAGCCAGCTGTAACTGATTAGAGTTAACAGTGTTTGATGCCAATATATTTACAGCAAAATTAGCAGTATATCCGATACCAAATTTAATAAATTCTGCGTATTTTATACCACTGTTAGCGTCAATTGCAGTAACTTTTAATAGAGCACCAGTTCCAGTACCAGAACGAACTTCAAACACTTGACCCACACGGAAGTTTTTTCCAGGTTGTGTAATTTTTGGGGTTTGTGTGGCTGGTAAAATAGTAGCTTGAAAAGTATCTTTATATTTTATTTTATCTGTTGGTTTTAAAACACCAAAAAATCTTTTATCTAAAAAGAACTCATAGATGTTTCCACCAAGAGCAACAACACGATCTACTTCACCAACTAGGTCTTCTTTTCTATCAACAAGAACTCTAATTAGTCTTGTTGCTGTCTGGATGTCTACTAACTTACCAACAATAGTATTTGGATCGCCAAAATCAACTTTGGCAAAAACAGAAATCTCTTGGTTCCATCTACCATCAGAAGCACGAAGCATCTGAGTACCTGGATATGTTAATTCTACCTTTTTACCAAATAGTAATCTAAACAAAAGTTTATAAGATGACTCGGATCCTTTTGAAAGATATTGATCTTTAATGCGAGATAATATAAATCGTTCATCACCAGTAATTTGTGGAAGATTGTGTGCTAGTTCTTTTTTAAACTCAATAATAAACTCGTCAAGAGTTTCGTCAATATCTCTAGCAGTAGAAAGATCTACTCCCTGTTCCTGTAAATATTCATAGTATGCTTCTACGAAAGCAACAAATGTAGGATAGTCTTCCCTGATGAATTCAGGGATCTGTCTAGATACAACAGATGATAATTGAGTTCTTGACATTATGATCTAATTGAGTTGAACTGATAATTGTATCCTGCGCCGAGATCGCCATTGGCTGTATTATCTGCGATGGCAGTAACACCTAATAATGTTGGATCGATTTGTACAATTTGATTTAGAGCAGAAACAATATCATATGATTCTGGTTTAACTTGCCATTCAAAAAATGCACCATCTAAAGATACAATATTTAATCCACGAACTAATATTAAACCTTTTTCATAGTTAATAGTACCTTGAGTTCTGTTGACAAAAACTTTATCTAAATTTGAATTTAGATAGTATAAACGAATGTTACCAACAGCATCATCGTCAAGATAGTGAACTTGAGTGCTACCTGGAATATAGAATCCAGTTGACGCAAAAACCTCACCTTGTTTACCACCATCTTGAGAAATTGGATTAATTAAATTAAGCACATATTGAGCATTAACACCATATTGTGGTGTGTGCGGATGGCGAACCATTAAACGAGTAATGTTGTTTACAATCGAAGGGTCTGCTTGATCTATAATACCTGTTAGTTTAGTGTAGCGAAGAACACCATCAAACTTTTGCAATTCATTCAAATCATAGTCAAGAATTGCAGTTTTAACAATAGTTTCAATCTGTGATGCAGTTTTGCTAGTTTCTTTAGGATTATAATGAACGAATGTTGTTACCTTAATATTAAAGTATTCAGGGTCAACAATTTCTGGAGTGATAGAGACAACGCTTCTTGGAGTAAGAATCTCAGCTGTTATTGTTTCTTTTTGTTGAGCTGTTAATTTAGTCGCATCTTTTGGTTTAATACAAATGTAAGTCTTACCATAAACTGGAGGATTATTATCTTCACCACCCCAAACTGATACTGTTTGTGCAGCAGGAAATTTACTATAGATCAATGCTTTATAATCATCTGGAGTAACTGCACGATTTTGTGCAGCAAATAGTCTTGGCGCATTAAACTTAATAGAATTAATATCTTCTGATGCAGAACCATTTGATGCAGCGTCAACAGTAACAACTGACAAATTACTACCTAAAACTGATACCCCATTATATGTAAAAATGTTTGCAGAGTTTGGTGCTTCTAAACTAGAAACGAAATAATTGATTGTTACCACATTACCTGCAGTTAAAGCAGTGCCAAGAACACCATCTCCAAAAGTTATCTCATAGAGACCATCATCGATTTCTTTTAAAAAATATACTTGTGTAGTATCAGTGACTGCTGTTAGATCTTCTGCCCTAGTAAAAGTTTCGTAGATATCTGAAGTAGAGGATTCTTGAATCTGAACAGATAATGTTGAAACATCAATATTTGCGTTTGGGATAATATAACGAACACCAGTGGCAACAGTATATTTAAATGATAATGGAGTACCTTCAACAATATTTAAATTAGAAAAAATGTAATTACCACCAGTACTTCTCGCCACAGTGACATCTTCTAAATTATAAAATGTGTAGGATGTTCCATCAATAGAAGTTGTAAATGGTTGTTGTGCTGAGAGAGTTGCAACAGCTGGGCTAGAAGATGGAGCACTAATTGTAGCATTAACAACTGCTCTGGCGCAAACTGCAGATCTTGGAGTATAACCAAGCATCTTTGAAAGAGAAACTACTGATGCTCTTTTACTTGCAGAGTCCAGAAACATTTCGTTCACAGCTAAGTTAGTATAAATGCCATTATAGTGAGTATTGTATGCCAACAGATCTATAAGAACAGAAAGACTAGATCCCTCAAAGTCGTAGTCTGCAAATTCAGTCTGACCTTTAAGGAATGTTTTAAGATTAGTTTTAATTGTATCAAAGTCTAACTCTGATACACTCATTCTTTTACTAGTTGTGGTGATTGCCATTTATCGTGTTCTCTCTAAGGCTAAATCGAGAGTAAGTGGTCTCTCGGTGTTGACAATTTTAAATTCTAAAGTTATATAAACTTCATTTGCATCGGAATAGTCATCCACTCTGACATCAATAATACTAACTCTTGGTTCAAAATTAGTGATTACATCGATGACTGCTCTCTGGAGCATAACATTAAACATTGGTCCAGGTAGATCGAATAATAACTGTCTAATCGGAGAACCGATTTCGCTGTGGAATGGTCTCTCATAGTTTCTGGTCAATAGTAGATTTTTGACAGACTGTTTGATAGCATCCTCATCAAATCTACGAGTTATATCCTTCGTCACTGGATGTTTAGTGAAGGTAAGGTCTAAATCTGAGAATATTCTTGTGTTTCGTGCCATATCTTTTATTTAGGTTATTCTATGAAAGTGTTAAATCCTTCACCACCAACTTTGTCTCCGTCAGCAATGGGATCTCCATATCTTGCTACCTTTTTACCCTCAAAGAAAGTTTTAGAAGAACCATCTATAATTTCTCGTTGTGCATCACTATGAGTAACTAAACCTACCTGATGGGGCTGGTATTGGTCTCCAACTAACGCTATTCTCATACCCTGAACGAAAGTTTTAACTGCTTGATTCTTGTAAGTTAAGGGAGTCGCTGGTCCATCTATACCCTGCGATAAATCTCCCTCTTTGGCAACCCCACCCATTATGTTTCCTTATTTTTTCTTAGGAGGAGCAGGAATATCTTCAAGCAGAATAAATCCACCATTTATATTTCCTTTATAAACGGAATCATTTACCATAGTAAATGCTTGTTTCTTTCTAGAGGCTCCATTATAAGATACATGGATCCAGCAAACATTTGGATAACGGTATTCTAAGATTAATTGATCGTACGGAAGAATTTTTTCTAACTGAACAGCAAGATCGTAATTTCTTTTGAATTGTTGGAAATCTCCAGTTTTCGGCATAGTTCCGATATCAAACGCTCTTCCTTTAGGATGGTCAGATGTTGGAGATTCTCCGTTAGTTAATCCTCTTAAACGATATCCTGAATTTATCGTCCATGTTCTGTTTATACCATCTATTCCTCTAGGTAAAACTTTTAATGCTGGCTCTAAAATATTTTGGCAAGACTGAGCAAGATTACATACAATTTCTGAAACGCTATACAACTTGTCTGGACCATTTTTAGTTTCTTTTAATAGTTGATCAACTAACTTATGTTTACCACCAACACCACCTTCCATTAACATACCTAAAACAAAATTAGTTGACATTCTATAGTCATTTGTGAAGTTTTTGGTATTGTAAATGATTTGACAATCTACAGGGATAGTTGTTTTCACACCTTTAGTCGGAGGTGCTGCATCTACTGGAGCGACTGGTGGTGGATTTTCTACACCATCAGTTTTTTGTTCTTTGTTTATTACTGCACGACCTTCAGGAGTATCAAAATCAGATGGCGTTTCTGCTGCAGCCTTTTCTTCAAATGATCGTTCTTTTGGTTTTTCATACGGTATAAATTTTAAAGTAGGTGTTCCAATAACAGGTGGAGTAAGAGCGACTGGTTGAACAACAACAGTTTCAGTTCCAGCTGCACCATTACCGAATTGTCCTTGAGTATAATCTGCAGAAAGTGTTCCACCAGCTTTAATATCCATACTACCACTGGACTGTAAATTAACTTTACTAGAACCAAGCATGTTGATAGATCCAGATGAAACAAGGCTATACTCTTTTGCACTAAGGCTAAGGTAGTTATCGGCTAGATGATTTATATTTGCAGCTTGTACATTATAGTCACCAGCAACTTTAAGATTAAAGTTACCACCAACAGCCATATTAACATCACTGTGTACACCAACAGTTAGGGTATCACCAACATTAACTACTGCACTACCTTCTACTTGAATATTCGCTTGATTACGAGCATAAATGTTTGTATTACCATCTACTGTAATGTTTAACTCTCCAGCAACAGACACGCAACCATTCTTATCCATGATGATATAATTATCACCAATAATATAATTGATTTGAGATCCAGAAGGGTCTACTTCAGTAAATGTTCCTGCACGATGGTATGTATGTATTCTTTCGTATCCTGGAGTATCATCAAATTCTTGTACATGTCCAGCTTCTGTTTCGTATACTTTATTATATGGATATTGTGCACCATAAGCAGCTTCTGGTTGATCCCAATTTCCTTCGTTGTTGGCTTTTGGTACTGTTCGTTTTCTTAATGCGTCTTTTTTCTTAAGTACTGTACCATCAATAATACCTCTGGCTAAACGATTAGTATCAGGTTCACCAACATAATCTTTTAGTGGATACTTATTGTTTGGATCTCTAAAACCAATTGTGTCAGATCCAGTTTTAACTGACTCTGCAGATGGTTGTGGTAAAGTAACAACACCTACTGGTGGTTGATCTATTTTTGCTGGACCAGCATCTTTTTCTCCACCGACCTCTGACGAGTATCCATAAAAATACTCATAATAGGATTTTTTAAGTGCAGCAATTTCAGGAGTGTTGTTTCCAACCTTTGCTTTAGCTGCATAAAAATATCCAGGATGAGCATTGGGGCTAATACCAGATGGAACATTTAGTTTAAGAAATAATGCAGCAACAACTGCAGCTGCATTAATGTCAGTGTTTATAGATTCTGGATCATTAACAATATTAAGATTGTATCCATATTTTGCAGCTTCTTTTTGGAATCTTTCGTAATTAGGTTTACCAGTTAACTGGATGTACCCTCTTCCGTAATATCTTCCACCTTCGTCCGCAGTTTTATTACCAACTAGTTTTCCATTACCATTTGGACCATATGCCCATGAGAAAAACTGATAGCGAGTGAGACCTTTTTTCCTAGCATTAGAATATTGTTCTGCTTCTGCATCTGTTGCGAATTTAAAAATAGTTTTCAAATATGCAGGTTTAGTATACTGATAGTCTTCATCATTTGGTGTAATCCAACGACTCTCGCCACCACAAATACCTAACAATGCGCACTTCTGTTCTTTAGTTGTTAAACCAACTTTATCGCAGGCTTCAAGAAGTGCTTTAATACCCTGAGTAGAAAGAGTAGAATTTGGAGATTCTTTTGGAGGTGGTACTGTAGGTATAGATGAATTTACAGGAGTTTTCTTTAAAGTATCTTTAGGAGCAAATGGATTTATACTGTTGATAAAGTCATTAACTTTAGTGCTTTGAATCGCTTCTAAGTTAGATGGTGCTGCTTCAAAAGTTACAATGTTTTCTTCATACTTTAAAACTGGTTTACTAATTGTGATTTTAGTACCACTATCAATAGAAACAATAGTAGCTTCTGCTGGAATACCAAAAGCCACAACTTTCATGTTTGGCTTTAAATCTTTTGTTAAATTAGTAGCATCATATTCTGGATCATAAAATGTTAACTGAACTCCAGTAGTTGGTCCAGGAATAGTTCTTAATGATATTTTTTCTACTTTTACCACTGAAGTGATAGGTGTGTTATCATCTGCATCAATAGGTGCTGGTGTAGAAGGAATTCCTCCAACTGTACCAATCATAATCGGTTGTTGATGATTATCATCCGCAAAGATAATAATGACAGATGTTCCTTCAACTGGTCCAATTGGAGATGAACCAATTCCATTCATTGCAGCAGAAGTAACTGGCTGCATTGGATGTGCCCATGGCAAATCAGCAGTTGGTAATTGAGACTTATCATGGGTGTGTAGTCCAACAACTCGGACTTGACAACGACCAAGTTTTAAAGGATCAATTCTATTTTCTACGACACCATAGTAAAAATTCATTATTTGTTCCTATTCATATCCATCTGAGAAGATTCTTTAATTAGTTGCATATGGCACTCATGTTTTTCTCTATCAACATGGTGATTTATAGCTGCAATTAAATAGTATCCTGAAAACATTTTATCAGTTGTATCTTTATCTTTAACAGAGAATGGTTCTATTCTATTTAAAACCACTCCAACCTTTTGTCCGACTGTATAATCTGTTCTTCCTGGAACTGTAATGTCTAATTTATTGGCTTCTGCTAATTTCATAGTTGAAATTCGTTGTTGAAACGATTTAGCATTAGTGACATCCTCAAATCCATTAAAGTTACCAAAATCTTTTGGGAAATTGATAAGAGTAGAGTTTGCTCTAAAAATGGCTCTATCAGAATTTACTGGATACTTATTTAAATGCTTTTGATCTGGAAATCGATCAAACATGTTGTAGTTCTTTACTGAATAAGTTTTCTTAGTAATATCATACATAATTTGTCTCGATGATAACATACCATTACTAATTCTATCCATATAATCATATGCTACTGGAATACTAATATCAGTAATCCTTTTAAAATCTTCATTCACATTTCGGACATCTTTTCCGTTTGGTAGTTTATCACGAGTGTATTTGTCATATGTAAACTCTTGATACATCTTACCTTGATACAATTGTTCCAAACTAATAAAATAGAATCCATCTCTGTTCTCAAAGAAAACATAGTTTGGAGTCTTATTCATATTTACGGCATGTTCACATAGATACTGAATATTTTTAACTGGTGACCAATAGTTAGAAATGTATTTTACATTACTCATTGTTGGTTCAATGAAGACTTTCTTTTTAGTTTCTAATCCAAAAACTTTATCTTCAAGAAATGGTTTAACTAAATCTGAAACCTTATTACCAAAAACTCGACTAACCTTTTTATTGAGATCAGTTATAGCCTCAACAGAAACAAAGTGCATTTGGTAGATAACAGATCGATCCCCAAGCATTTCTCTGTCTGTTAGTTTATAGATGTAGTAAGTGCCTTTAAGACCATTAACCTTACCCTGCAATCCTGGAGTTGTAATATCTAACTCAAGATATTCCTCACCGATAAATGGGAATAGGTTAATAAAATCTAACGACTCTTTAACAATTATACTACCAGTTATAAATGGTGAGAATAAATCTTCATAAAATTGTACAGTTAAAACTTGAGTGGTGATGTCCTGCCCAAATCCTTTTTGGGTAGTTATCTTAACCTTGTTGATGCTGACATCGCCAGCAAATCTCAATTGTTGACTAGAAGCCATTATATCAATTCTTTAAATTGTGTCAATACACTTGTTATCAGTTCTGGAGAAATTATTTTAATTCTTCGTTTGGCTTCGTTTAGAGATCTTTCATATGCATCATTAGATACTGATACAGCACCAGTGGCAGTGGAGTTCACAACAAATCCTGCAGCATTAACATAATGTTTAATTGCATATCGCTGAGCACCATAAGCATCTACAATATGTTTTTCTAGCGCAAATTCAGTTAAAGGAAAGTCTGAAATGTAATCATGTTTCTGATTCGCCAGCATAATGATCCAATGATATTCTGGGTCACCATATATCTTTTCGGCAATGATTTCTGGAGTCTCTCCATCAACAATATCATACTCATCATAAAGAGCAATATTTTCTAATAGTTCTTTTCTAAAACGAATGTTTCTAGTTATATCAGTAGTAACTGTTGTTTTGGTAGTATTACCATACTTGAAGTCGTATAAAAACTTTGGAAATTGATCGAAGTACATTATAGACCCTCTGAAATTTTGTCTTTGGTAAGAAGAGCCAGTTCTTGAAACATCATAGTAACATTAATCTGGGTTGGCATACCATTTGCAAATGTAGTGAATGATCCATTAGGGGTATAGTTGACTGACATTTCTTTTAACACGCAAGATGTATGTCGATGAATATTCTGATTTTCAATTCCATTATTATAGTAAAAGATATCAAACTCAGATGGATAAATGTAAATAAAATTATTGTTATCTTTAAATTCTGGGTGCATATGGAACTTAAATGTCTTAATAATGTTTAAAACATTGGCAGCTTCTTCTGCGCTTCTTGGGAAGAATTGATAATCAAAACTAAATGATCTAAAATCAACTCCCTTAAATATCTGTTCCTTTTTAGGATTCGATGCCATGCCAGTTGCAGCGGATAGCCCTGCTGCATTTGGACCTTTTGATAATGCTAAATTTGTAATGATGGCTTGTGCTGGATCTGATAATCCTTTGGCAGATCCAGCTTCAACTGCAGCTAGCAATTCTTGAGAAGCAGTAGTTGCCATTTGTAAAGCACCAGTATCTTCATCACCCCATTGCATACCGTATCTAATCTGTAATTGATTTGGTACATGCATGGCAATGGCAGTCTTTAATCTTTTTTGCGCACGAGATGCTGATGCAGCCATTGTTGTAGTAGTTGCTGCACCTACTTCTGCTAAAACAGCTGCAGTTTTAGAAAGACTACCAAGACCTAATGCTTCACCAACAACAGCACCACCAACGATTAATCCCGTTTGTGCTGCAAGTAACTTTCCAGTTGTTAAATTTTGAGCAATAAGATCTCCACGATCTCTTGGTGTGATATTCTCTACAAAATTATCTGCAGTTAGTGATTTTGCTAACTTAGAATCAATGGCAATATTAATATAGAATATAACATAGTTTCCACCATACTCACTGGCACCATCTTTACCTGTTGATAACAAATCACTTGGGTACATATGTTGATTTACTTGATAAGGAGACGCTTCGGGGTTTCCTTTATGCAATTCTGCTCCTCTAGTACTACCCATATAAGGAGGAGCACTAAGTGAAGTTGCTTTATCTCTAACAGCCTGTACAGCTGAAGATGCTTGATTTCTAAGGTCTGATGGGATTGACATTTACTGGTTCTACCCTAAATATGGTTATTGTTATCCTAATTAGTTATTTATGTTCCACAAGAGAAAGTTTATTCCTATATTTCCAGAAAAATATACAGGGGATCCCACAAACATTATTATGAGATCCAGCTGGGAGACACGATTCGCCTCTTGGTGCGATAAGAATCCTAGTGTATTGAAGTGGAGTTCTGAGGAAACGATTATACCCTATAAGTGTCCAACGGATAATCGTATTCATCGTTATTTCGTGGATTTTAAGATTACCGTAACTACAGGTAAAACCTATTTGGTTGAAGTTAAACCAAAAACACAAACCCAACCACCTATTTATCCTGGAAAGAGAACCCAAAGATACTTGCAAGAGTCTCTAGCGTTTATGAAAAACCAAGCGAAGTGGGAAGCTGCAAATGAGTTCGCCAAGGATCGTGGATGGGAGTTCAAAATTATAACCGAACACGAGTTGGGTCTAGCACCTAAATAAGAGTATGGCTAAAAATTCAACAATGCTAGATGTATTCGAGCGAAACAAATATGACTTGGCGACCAGCGTCCGAAAGTCTAAAGGATGGTTCGATCAACAAGTCACTCTGCTGACTAAGCAACAACTCACTCCAGCAAAAGTGTTAAATGGAAACACCGATGATTTAGTGACTAGAATTATGCCTGGAAGATTGTACATGTATGGTTATGATCCAAAGGGTAAGAATGAACTTCCGTACTATGATAGGTTTCCTTTGGTTTTTCCATTTAGCAGAACACCAAATGGATTCATGGGATTGAATATGCATTATCTCCCATATCATTTAAGGATTAGACTGCTCGATACCTTGTTAGTATTTAAATCTAACAATCGTATGGACGAAACCACAAGACTAAAGTATTCATGGCAAGTTATAGATGGTGTATCTAGATTCGCTGCAGCACAACCTTGTGTTAAACAATACTTAACTGGTCATGTAAGAACACAATTTAGACAAATTAATGCTGATGATTGGGCGACTGCTATGTTGCTTCCAGTTGAACGATTTGTCGGAGCATCTAAACAAGAAATTTGGTCGGACTCGATCAAGAAAATGAGAAGGGCTTAAAATGGCACTTAATTTACCATTCCTTACTAAAGATACTGCAAGGAAAGACGCTAAACCAAATAAAATTAACCAGTTTATATCTGAAGTTAAAACTGGTGCGTTGGCAAGAACGAATAGATTTGGTGTAGAATTTAAACCACCTGCTGGAATAAATCCAGGTAATTTACAGAAAATTTTATTGTTTTGCGATACAGTTCAACTTCCAGGAATAAATTATTCTACTGTTCAGAACAGAACATTCGGTGAGTTTCGTGAAGTGCCTTACGAGAAACTATACGAGCCAATAAATTTAACTTTTTATGTTGATAATGATATGATGGTTAAGAAAATGTTTGATGACTGGATGAGTTTAATTTCTGATCCAAATACGAGAACATACAGTTATTATAACAATTACATCGCAAAAAAATTCACGATTGAAGTTCAGGATATTAATGATAAAACAAGATATCAGGTTGAGTTGTATGAAGCGTATCCAAAAAATATGAATGCAGTAAACTTAGATAATGCTTCTAAAGATGTTATGAAACTAACTGTTAATATGCAGTACAAATATTGGACAGCAACTCCGATAGAACCACTGGCTGATGGACAAAAGATCCCTACTAGTTTAATTGATAAAATGACTAAGAATTTTACAGGATTCCAAGAAACATTGAATAGAACATTGGGTACTACTGCTGGTAACTTTGTTACTGGTTCTGTTTTATCATATGGAGTAACAAAACTTCCAGGATTATTAAAGTTCTAATAAATACATCATTAAGGATTGCGAATGAAGATTGATGACACATTATCTGCCGAGTTTGGGATACAACCAATGAGACAGACTGAAGTGATAACAAAGACTGGAGAAGTTATTAACGACTCTACAAATAGAATACAAGATGATTTCGATATCACTCGAAACAATCTTCGTATTTTACTCCAGCAAGGGCAGGAAGCACTACAGAAGTCACTTGATGTGGCTATGCAGTCTGAGCATCCAAGAGCATTTGAAGTTGTTGGAAATCTAATGAAACAGTTGGCTGATATAAACCAACAGTTATTAGATCTACATCAACAGAAGCAAAAGCTGGATACACCTAAAGAGGGATCCAGAAAAGAAGTGACGAATAACAATGTTATCTTTACAGGTAGCACTGCTGAATTGAATAAGTTAATTAAGAATATGTCTAAAGGAGAATAATTATGGCATTGCCAATGAACAGTACACCAATTTATAACTTGGTGATTCCGTCAACTAAGAAGTCTATTACATATAGACCATTTTTAGTTAAAGATCAAAAAACACTTTTGATAGCACAGCAAAGTGATGATCAAAGAATTATGATTGATAGTTTAAAAGAAGTTATTAAATCATGCGTTACAGAACCTATTGAAATCAATAAACTCGCAATTTTTGATATCGAATACATTTTTACACAGTTGAGATCTAAGTCTGTTGGTGAAACTGTTGATATCGTATTATCTTGTGATGAAGATCACGGAGAAGATAATGCAAAGGCTAAGATTCAACATACAATAGATTTATCGCAGTTAACTGTACAAGAAAAAGAAGGACATACTAACAAGATTGAGTTGTTCGGCACTGTTGGTGTAGTTATGAAGTATCCTAATATTGATGATGTTAAAAAACTACAAGGTGGCGAAGTAACAGCTGATGATACATTTAAATTAGTGGCTTCATCAATTGATTACATTTATGATGCCGAGTCAGTGTATCACTCAAAGGATCAAACTGAACAGGAACTAATGGATTTTATTAACAATCTAACTTCTGAGCAATTTGGTAAAATACAAAGTTTCTTTGACACTATGCCGAAACTGACTCATACTGTTAATTATAATTGTCCTGTTTGTAACAAAGCGCATACCATCCTGTTGGAGGGAATGCAAAGTTTTTTTTAATAAACCTTTGTCATGACAGCTTGGTGAATCATTATAAAATGAATTTTGCCTTGATGCAGTACCACAAATATGCTTTATCAGACATTGATAACATGTTACCGTTCGAGCGAGAGGTCTATGTCTTTATGTTAAAAGAATACTTAGAAGAAGAAAAGAAACGACTAGAGAGCAAATAAATGGAACTCGTACTTCAAAAACAATCTAACCAGCTAGCAGAATCAGGCAGCAGACCAATCGGATCCTCTGGTGGCGGAGGTGGCTCAGGTGCAGCTGGTGGAATGGGTAACTTGGCACAGGAACTAATTGGTTCTTTACAGGATTTAACATCTGGTATAAGAAAGTTAGTGACTGCTGTTCAATTTAATACTAGAGCAATTAGCAGTATACCATCCGCTGGTGGTGGCGATGGCAAAGGTTTAGAAAACGAAATTGAAGGTAATAGAGCACGAGATGCTCAGACTGGATTGTTACTTAAAATTGAAGAAAACACTCGTGGTATGGGTGGTGGTAAAGCTGAAAAGAAAGATGATAAGAAAAAAGAAGGTTGGACTTGGTTAGACACTATTAAAACTTTTGGTCTTGCCATTGCAGCTGCACTTGGTACAATAGCTGGGTTGTTTACAGCTCAAATTAAAACTATGAAATTTTTCGGCAGTCTTCTAATGAAAGCTGCTGAAGGTATTGGTGACATCTTCAAAAGATTCGCAAAGTTTCTGGGATTAGATGAAATTGGTGCGAATATCCAAGAGAAATTTAAACGAATCGTATCCTTTGTTGAAGATATCACAAAGGGTTTAAGAGAAAGAATCGGTAATATTGGTAAATCAATATCTACATTCTTTGAAGAATCGATGACGAAGTTTAAGAAGTATTTCTCTTTCTTTGAAGAATCTGATATCGGCAAAAAGATAAAGAGTACAATATCTGCTGTTAAAGATGCCTTTACTAATTTCTTACCTAATCTTAAAGAAAGTTTTTCTGGTTTTGGTAAAGAAGGAGTGATTGGAAAGATCTTTGGTGGAATCAAAGACTTCTTCTCGAGCATGGGTGCATACTTTGACGACTTTGCTAAAATGTTTAGAGTTGTCGGTAAAGTTGTAGCAAAAATTGCCTATCCACTTGGAATTATTATGGGTATTTACGATACCATTAAAGGTGCTATTGAAGGCTATGACACTGGTGGAATACTAGGTGCAATCAAAGGTGGTATTGTTGGCTTAATCAATGGTGTATTCTTGTCATTCTTTGATTTGATTAAAGACGGTATATCTTGGATCTTAGAAGCAGTAGGATTTAAAGATGCAGCTAAATTTTTAGACTCGTTCTCATTTCAAGACTTATTTAAAGGTCTAATGGATGCGTTGTTTAGTCCAATCGAAACTCTTAAGAAAGCATTCGAAGGATTAGACTTTCAGGCATTGATATTCGAGCCGATGGCAAAAGCGTGGACATTTTTAAATGAATCGTTGGGTGGTATACCACAAAAGATTTTTGATAACATTAAATTGTATATCATAGATCCATTGGCAAATGCATTTGCTCCAGTGACCAAAATGTTTAGTGAAATGGCATCAAAGGTAATTGGATTCTTTAAAGACTTTTCTATTCCTGGAGTTTCGATTAAGATTCCATTTAAAGAAGAGCCATTAAAAATTGGACCATGGTATCCATTTAGAGGTGACCCAAAAGCTGAAGGTGGCGCAGAAAAACCACAGGGTACTAGCGCAGGAACTCCTGAGGCAGCAAATGCATCAAGAGCAGAGTTTGCTAAAACTGATCCTAGATTAGCAGCAAATCAACCAGCTGAAGCATCAACTGTTACTAATGCATCTAAAACAAATGCTGAGACTGCTTTGAATAGAGCACAGACTGTTCCAAGCAGTAATACTGTTGTCAATGCTCCAAATAATGTTATGAATAAAACTACTCAAATATCGAGACCACCAATTCGTAATACAGAACCTTCGGTATCTTCATACCTTAGAAGTAGATTGATTACATAAAAAAAGGGATCGCAAGATCCCTTTTTAATTTCTACTCTAAAGATTAATCTTCTTTAGCAATCTTCTCGAAGTAAGACATCACATCGTCATCATCTTCGTCAACACTCTTAGGTGCTGGCGCAGGTTTAGAAGCAATCTTCGGTGCTGATGCTACTGGACGATCTTCATCTTCAGCGATCTGTGCAGCAGACTTGCTAGCAAAAGAATCACCAGACAAAACCTCATTGAGTTTCTTTTTCAACTCATCATAAGACTTAAAGTTCTTACGATCAGTAAACTCAGACAACTTCACCTGAGCAGAAGCGATCTTAACGATCTCATCGTCAGTACCAATTGCAGCTGGTTCCATAAATGCAGACTCATCATAGTTTGCGTAACCATCTTTCTTACGCATACGCAGTTTGAAGTTAGCACCTTCCCAGAAATCGAAGACATTGACTGGCTTCTCATCTTCAAAAGTTGGACGAGCCTTGTCCATAATCTTATCAAAGATTTTCTTACCAAACTTCCACAAGAATACTTTACCTTCATTCTCAGGATGCTTAGGATCAGACACAACCAAAACATTGGCAGTGAAACTTAGGCGACGCTTTTGTTTACGAGCAATCTCTTTGTTGGCTTCAGAACCAGAGTTCCAAAGTTGGGTGTTCAACTCACCGACAGGATCGTTTTCACCAAGAGTTGTTAGGGAGTTTTCGATATACCATTTTCCAGTTGGACCTTGGAAGCCATGTGAGAAGATACGAACCCATGGGAGTTCATCACCTTCTACACGAGGTAGAAATCGGAGTGTTGCTGTTCCGTTGCCAGCCTTGTCACCTTCGAGTCGCCAAAAGCGATCGTCTGTAAAAGACTTTTGTTCGGATTGTGGGTTTGCGACTTTTTCGAATGCGTTTGAGATTGCACCAAAGTCAGAGTTGCGCATTTTGCGCAGAGATTGAATATCCATCGTATTTCCTTTGTATTAAAAGTATTAATTTGTATTATCGTTTTGTATATGTTGAATCTGAATGTCATCACTAATTTCAATCTCATCGTCAAATGAGTCATCATTTAAATCATAGTCTTCATCAACATAACTATTTAGCGTTTTCATACCACCACCTTTTCCAGAACGCTTTCCAGAAAATTCTTTATCAGTTTTTTGTTTAGTATATGTCTTACCCATTGTATCACTCTGCAAGTTCTTCTTTAAAATGCTCGAAGATTTTACCAATCTTAATTCTATCGTATTTCACGAACCCAGTCAACTTTTTAATTCTTCGCAACTCATCTTCCCATATGTATCTTACAGAAGCATGGGTTGCCCATTCATCAAGTATGTCTATCTGGTCGTTTATAATGTTTAGAGTTTCTATTGCAATTTTACCTCCAACAAATAAGTTTAATGCTACTGGATATTCGTTTTCGGTAAACTGAAATATTGCAGTGGGTTTTAACTTGTTCACTTCAGCATAGGTTAATAGAGTCGCTAAGTCATCAACGAAAATCTTAGTCATAGACTGCTTTCGTTTCTGCCATTGCAAGTAATTATCATCTGCTTCTTGACCAGCATAAATCGCTTGGTCGTTACCATACGCAAAGTTTGCCACAAAGAACTGAATGATGTCTTTATCATCTGGTCGTTTGCTTGCCAACTTCTCAAATATGTATCTATCATTACGAGCATTAAATGCTTCACGAGTACCACGAACATTACCTCTGTTTTCAAACACATTGAACCTGTCTGTGGTGAAGTGGAGTTTAATTGCTAGGTAATAACGATATGCCTTAAATCCATCCATTACACATCCAGTTGTGCTTGCTTTGGTAAGTAGTTCAAATCACGAAAATTCATTTCAATCTTATCTTTCAGAGATCTGTTAATCAACTTCGATACATCTTCTGGCTCTAGATAGTTTTCTTTACAATAGTGAAGAACAGCATCCATATATGTCATTTTACTATCACGAACCATCTGTTCTATGTGAAGAGAAAATTCATTTGCAGTTTTAAACATTTCGTTCTTTATTAATCCAATATCCAGTTGCTTTAAGTTCATGATCTACCTTTTCGTATTCTTTGAGTTTATTTTTATAGAGTTTCCAAACAGGTGTATCCGTTCTATCAG